CCTTTGCCTTGTTCCTTGCGGATATAGCTTTAGCTTTTGCCTTTGCGTCAGCCTTGGAGTTTGCACCCCATGCCTTTAGCGAAAGAAGCAGTCTCGTTGGTTCACCATTCTTGAACTCAGGGCCATCATTGCCACCCATTCGAGCCAAGAAACTTGCTCTGCGAGGGTTGTCCCCCGACTTTACTGGTGCCTTTAAGTTGCCACCAGTTTCTGCATTATAAGATGCTCTCCCCTTGGCATTCAACCCCCCTTTGGGATTTTGACCAGCTTTTGTTTGCCATGCAGGAGATTTCATCTTTTACCTCATCTAAATTTAGCCGTTTTCTTTGCAATTGCCTTTGGTTGAGCAACAAACTGTTTACCAGCAGCAGTACCTTTCCTCTTGGCTTTGGTAGTCGCCGCATACTCAGCAGCACTCAAAGACTTGATTGCCGCTATTGGCAGATACCTCTCACCCGTCTGGGAGGATGGCTTACCACTCTTGGTTCGCCAATTCTGCTTACTCCAATCCTTGAGAGACTGTTGAGGGTCTTTCACTTCTTAGCCTTTGGCTTGGGAGGAGTATGCGTCAAGACCTTACTTGATGGTGTGTGCTTGGCACCCGTCATCAAAGTTTTGCCTACTTTGTGCAGTTCACCCTTGTAGACCTTGCCATCAGGCAAATAGTGAGTTGCTGACTTGCTCATGTTTTATATCCCCCACCCTTTGATTTGTACTCTTTGGCTAAAAGTTGTGCTTTCCTTGCAGACCACTCACCAGGGTCACCGCCAGAAGTGCCAGCCTTAATCTTCTCAAACAATGCTTTTCGCATAGTGGGTTTTGTATATACACCTGCTTGATTGACCTTGGATTTGGTTTTCATGTCAGTACAACACTTTAGCCGTGATGGTTCCAGAGGTGTATGCGGTGCAGTTAGCCCTCAAATACTTGGGAGCATTAGCAATGGTTACGATGCCATCAGCAGTCAAAGCAGTGCCAATTGTGGCAAAGGTTGTCCCATCCAAGCTACCTTGGAATGCAACAGTAGCTGTGGTAATGCCAGCAACTTGCAGAAATGCAGGTTGACCAGCATCAGCTTGCACGGCTTTTGATGCACCAGTTGCAACAACAGCACTCAATAGAGTGACAGGAGTAGTTAAAGATGACATTATTTTGCCTTTTTAGCTTTGCTCATCATGTTGGTAGCAGTACGACCACCACGCATAGGCAAGCCTTTTGGTTTTCCAACTGCAATCATCACAGTTACAGGCACAGCCTTATCCTTGCCCTTGCTCTTAGTCTCTTTGGCCTTACTACTCATTTTCATTCCATACATAACGTTCTCCTTTATTTCCAGACACGATCAGCAACAAAGGTAATCGCACCGCCCATGAATGAAGCGATAGTCATACCCATCCAAAACCCACCTTTGCCTTTGTTGGCAAGTTCCAACAAAGTCTTCACATCTTTGCTCAAAGAGTGAACTTCTGCCTGGAGAGCTTCAACTTGAGCCTCCAGTTTTCCAAAATCTCTAGCGTCTATATCAGACATTTGCAACTTTCCTTGGGCGACCCATGCGCCGTACAACTGGCGGCATAAAAGGAGTATCTTTTCTCACTTCATCAGGAATATCAGGCACTTCTTGTTCATCAATACGAACATAACCCTGATGACCCTTCATTGAGTCAATGTCATGTTGCAAGGTAAAACTCACTGTGTTACCAGACTGAAGACAACGAAAAGTAGCCATTGAAACCCTTAAATAAGAAAGGGGGGACTAGCCCCCCAATCTTTAGACCGTTCTGACAACCACACAGCGAACTGTGGTAGATGCCAAATCCAATGTACCGCCTGACTCGTTTTGGAAACGAATAGACACCACATCTGCCGCTGACACATAAGGCGTAATACTGATGCCAGAAACATCCACGCCCATACTAATGTTCATCACAATATCGCCCAACTTAACGCCTGGGACTGCTATCGTGTTTGTCTCTCCTGCGCCATCTGCTAGAGATGATGCGTTCAAGGTTGCTACTACAGAAAAGGTATCTGAAAACAATCCACGGAATGTGTCAGTTCCTCTGCGGGAAACAACTGCTGTTGCTGCTGCCATTTTGATTTCTCCTAATTAGGTTAAAAAAGTCCCCCCACCACTAGGGCAGGGGGCGCAACTGCAATTAGGCGGGAACCAAAAGTGCAAACATAGATGCAGATTTGGCTGCACTTACGCTTGCGGCTGAACGCAGAATCTGAACGCCATACAAGGTATCAGAGGTAAACAGAGTAGCCAAATACTCTTGTTTGTACTGAACTTGTGAGCGAACAGCAACTTGCTCAACCAAAACCACTGCATCGCGATGACCCATGAGACAAACTCGCGCATTGTTAGATCCTGATGCAGTGTCGCAATTGCTTGAGACAAACACAGGGATGCCGTACAAGTTACCAATCTCACCAGTGCGAATGGTACTGTTAGTACCGCCCACAAAGGCTTGTTCAGTATAACGAGCCAAACCCATCAGGGTGTTGCGACTTGATGGAGGAATCAAGAAGAAACGCTGATCCATAGGGGTATCGGTGTCATCCAAACGCTGAATAGTGCGACGAATGGCGGCATCGGTCAGTGCTGACTCATTGTTGCTTGCGGCAACATAAGCAGAAGTACCATCGCCACCAATGAACGCACCAGTTGCGTAAGCATTAGTACCTGCACCACCATTGGTAGAGCGACCCAACTGAACCAAGTCGGTATCAACTTGTTTAGCCAGGGCATAACCAGCATCACTGGTGTAGAAGTTACGCAAGCTGTTCAGGGCTTGGGCCTCGACAATATCCTCAATCAAGCGGCTATATTCATAGTGCTTGTTGATCGACACGGTTACTTCAGACTCAGTAGCTGCAATCAAAGTGACTGCGGCTTCTGCGGCCTTGGCAGATGCTGAACCACGGGTAGGTGCGGGGATATGAATCGTATCGCCCTTCTTACCTTTGAAGTTCATCTTCATAACGAGGTTAGCAAGAACCAAGTTTTTCTTGTAAGCAGCAACAATCTCATCACTCCAAATGTCAGGAATGAATTTGTCTGCTGTAGTTACTGTCACCGAATTGGTGGGGGAAAATGCTGTTGCCATGTTGTTTCTCCTAAGAAACGAAAGTTAAGTTACTTAACCCGTCCATCTGCGTATGCTTGCATGATTTCACCACTCAAAGCATCGTATCTGTCAGGTTCTGTCATCTTCAGCCGAATAAGGTCAGCCCTGCGATAAACCCTCTTTGAACTCTCACCAGTTCCACCAACATCCACTTGTGCGGCCTTCATGTTCTGCTTCCTGGCGGTTTCACCCGCTTGTTCAGTCTGCTTTGACTTGACACCACGCAACTGTTTGTAAGTAGACAGCAACTCATTGGCACTATCGTAATCGAACTCACCATCGGCTCTTGCATATAGACCAAGGCGAATAGGCGAGGATTTCACCCAATTCACAAAGTCCTGATCTTGAGCAATCTGAGTGTAGTCAGGATGCTCTTGCCCTAGCTTTTGCTGAATCTGCATCCTTTTGAAATCTACACCCGCTTGACGGGCTGCGAGAACATCAGGATGATTATCAATAGTCTTCTGAACTGCCTTCTGTGGATTTTCAAAGAAATCTACCTCTGGCTCTTCCTCTTTAATAGTCTGTTGCTTTGAACTGAGGTTCTGCTTTATGAGTTCGTCAGCGAGTTTCCTTACCTCTCCCACTTCTTGCGCTTGCTTGCCAATTAGCTTCTCAGCTTCTTGGTGCATCCGAACAATGTCTTCCAGACTTTTATCCCTGTACTTGTCAGGGAGTCCAGGACTTGCTGGCGCAATGGTGTTAGACAACTTGGATTCTTCAGCTTCTAACTCACTCTTCATCTCAGGTTCTTGATCAATCAACATATTATCCCTTTTTCCTGCCGTTTCGGTTATAGGAGAATCAACTCGGCGTTTATGCTTGTGAGTTGTGCTTTTGCTCCCACTTCAACTGATCTAGGTGTTTTTTCTCGAACCTTCCATGCTCTGATGGGAAAGAACCAGACCACCCTTCTAGTTTAAAGTTTGGAGCAGAAAGAATGCGGTTGGCTGTTTCACCACATTCACACCTAAAACTCTGAGCCTCATAAACACAGAGTCTTTCGGTTTTATGCCCGTTTGCACAGGCAAAATCAAACATTCTTTTCATTGAGTTCCTCGTATGCTCTCTCGCTGACCTCTTTCAAGGTTTTCAGCCAAGTAAGTATAGAAAGTTCACCTTTTTTGAATTGTAGGCTTTGTTCATCAGAAATCACAGATATATTATTCAGGGATGCAATCATGATGTCAATATCCTCCACCAAGTCTTTCCACCCATCACTTCCCATCATAGAGAAGCGATTTTCATAATATTTCTGTAGTTCCTGATTCATTCAGATGCCGCCTGTAGTGGAGCCAAATCTTCATTTGTCCAAAAGTCTTTTGCCAGCATGATCTTCAAATGCTCTTTGTTGCGTGACAGGCAGTCTGCCCACTCAGCATCTTCCATGCCTTTGGGCTTGTTGCCGTTAATGAGGTTCACGCTGTCCATGCAAGCAGAGTAGTGCTTGGCGATTTGTTCTGCGGTGATTTCATTCATGCTGATGCTCCTTTAAGTGCGTCAATTTTAGCTTTGAGTTCTTTGATTGCGTTGACCAAGTACCAAGTCAAGTTGTCTGCATCTACAGTCATAACGCCTGTAGATTCGGTCTTTACGCACTCAGGCAAGATTTGTTGAAGCTCTTGAGCAATAACGCCCAACTGAATACCTTGTTTTTGAACGACGGTATGTGTTGGCAATTCTGTGATTTCTTCTGCCACACGATACTCAAAGTTGCGCACTTGTATAGCGGCGATCTTTTCAAGACCAATGTTGTTGTCAACAATGTTTTTCTTGAGGCGTTGGTCAGAAGTCTGTGACCAAGTTGAAGAATTGTTGCCTTGGTAAACGCCGCCACCATTTGGATTAATAAAGCCAGTAGATGAACCTTTCCCATTTCCACCAGCATCAGAAGCCAAGATAGTTATTGACTGTGAATCACCAGCGGCACTTGCACTAGCTGACGCACCAATAACAATATTAGATGTCCCAGTTGTCATGCCAACACCAGAAGCAGACCCCGCATTTTGACCAATAAAAACATTGCCTCCACCAGTAGTGGCGCTGTACCCCGCCTGATAACCTATAGCGGTGTTGTTGGTGGCTGTGGTGTTGGAGAGGAGTGCTGTATCACCAAACGCTACATTATTTGAGCCAGTCGTATTAGAGTTTAATGAGCTAATACCCATTGAGGTGTTATTTGACCCCGTGGTGTTAGAGGCCAATGCACCTCGCCCAAAAGCATTGTTTCTTGTACCTGTTGTGTTTAGCTGTAAAGCATAAAAACCAAAAGCGCTATTATTTACACCTGTTGTGTTGCTGTACAGGGCTTGATATCCAAAAGCATCTACAGATGTTCCAGTAGTATTGCTATAAGCCGCCTGATAACCAACAGCAGTGTTGTATGAGGCTGTGGTGTTGGCTTGGAGGGATGAACGACCAATAGCGGTGTTGTAGTTGCCTGTTGTGTTTAAGGCTAATGCAGATACGCCCAAAGCAGAATTTTCAACACCACCATTATTGGCGTTCATGGCGTTATAGCCAACAGCCGTGTTCAGGCTTGACGAAGTATTTGTCGCAAGTGCCAAGCCACCAATAGCAGTGTTGTTTCCGCCACTCGTATTAGCCGCCAAAGCACTAGCACCCACCGCAGTGTTGGTGGCTACAGCACCTGCGCCTTTGCCGACTGTCATGCCTTCAATTACTGCACCACCAGTTAGGGTAGATACGCCAGTAACACCCAAAGTTGTAGATGCAGAAATAGATGTTGCCGCTACTGTACTTGGAGTAGTAGCCCCCAAAGTACCATTCATCACAGCACCCGTCAGCGTCTTATTGGTTAACGTATCAGTCGTTGCTTTACCAACCAAAGTGTCAGTAGCCGCAGGAAGCGTCAAAGTGGTAGTACCCGCCACCGCAGTTGCCGTGACTGTAGTAGTGCCTGATGTGGTTCCAGCAAGAACAAGTGTTCCAGAACCTAGTGTTGAGGTTGCCATAATTTTCCTTTAAGGTGTTCCATTTGCAACAATGTCTGTTGCAGATGTAATGATTCCCGTTGATGACATTGATGCAATTGTAGTAGCACCATATTTAAATAGCAATTTACCGCCAGATTCCTCAATAGTGAAGTTTGTAGTCAGTAACTTAGGAGTAGATGCAGCCGTACCCGTAGTATTCTGATTCAAAGTAGGAATATCAGCAGCAACAATAGCCCTGAATATAGGCGCACCAGCAGAACCATTAGGCGCAGCTAAAACATGGTTTGCAGTCTTAGAGGCATAAGGGTTCAGCGTATCGCCATAACCAGCAGACAAAGATATGGCAGGAGTAGCTCCACCACTTGATGCAACAGGAGAAGTACCCGTAACCGATGTCACAGTACCTGTTGTTGGTGTAGTCCAAGTAGGTGTAGCACCAGTGCCAGCAGATGTCAGAACCTGACCAGCAGTTCCTTGACTACCATCAAAACTTGTTGTTCCAGTTACGCTTAAATCAACAAAACTACCATTCTTAGGTGTTATTGCGCCTATTGTCATGTTGTCCATTTTGCCAACAAAAGTAGGCGCAATCTCAATTGAGTTAACGCCTGTAGGCTTTATGTGGACATGACCCGTACCTGTTGGGCTAATATCAATTTGTGCATTTGTTCCATTGATATTTGTAGATACATTCAGAGATAAATTGTCTCCACCGCCACCACCCATGCTTAACTGTGTTGTACCAGCAGAGTTTTTGAGGCTCAAACCACCTGAGTTTGTTGCCTGAACAGTAGCAGTTGTAAGACTTGTAAGTGTTGCAGTACCACCAGTAATAGCTACAGAATTAGCATTCTGGGTAGACATCGTGCCCAAACCACTGATGTCAGTATTTGATAAGGTAATAGCACCAGTACGACCAGCAACTGAAGTCACAAGGTCAGTGTTATCAACTTTCTCCCAAGCAGTACCATTAAATATCGCCCAATCGCCTTGAGTCCATGCTGTAACCCCATTCAGGTTAGTTGTTCCTGTAGTAGAA